CACTTAGCAAAGAATGAAATGGTTGCATCTTCTCCTCTTAGAACACGAACATCTTCCACTCTATTTTCAATAAAGACATAATCGCCCTTTGAAGAATCTGGTAATGCATCATTTCTAAGAGAAGCATAATACTTTGGATTACCATAAACATCGGTTTGTTTGTCTGCAAAACTCTTTCTTTCAATTGAGTATATACCAGTTGTTGCACCTGCACCACCACCGGCAGCGGATATACCATCAACTCTTACCCATTTGTCTGCGAAGTATGTTGATCCAGTTACTCCATGTACGCCGTTGACTCCGATTCCTCTTTGCCAAACATCAAAACCACCATTAATCAAAATGTTTTCATTAATTGCACTTCCATATGTTGCTCCACCTTTTGAAGTAGAAACATATGCCCATGATTCATTTGATCTTCCTGATTTTTGTTCTCCATCTCCTCCTAATGGAACGGTTCCAGCGGATTCCGAACTTTGATTTATAATGTTTATGCTAATCTTTCCAGTTCCAGTATCTCGCCAACCAATAGCGAATTGTTTAGCATTTGCTGGTAAGGTAGAAGTTAATTTTCCGTCTGTTCCAACATATAAAACTCCCGTTCCGGGATCATGATCATATGTTGAAAAATTAATGTCATCAAAATAACCGGATGTTATAACTTGAATATAAGTTGTACCATCTAGTACGAAGGGAGCAGTTATACACAAACCAACTACATTTTCAAGGCGAGTTCCCTCAACCGCAGTAAACCAACCTTCATTTCCACCTGCACCCCTATCTGGATCATAACCAACAACATCTCCTAGTGCAATTGAACTTCCGGTTGGAACATCAACAAAGAATCGGTTGTTGTCAATTCCGCCAGTTCCGCCTGTTCCAGAACCCTGTAAGAATTGACCTCTATAATGAAGAATGTATCCAACATCTGAAGTTAATCCCGTCAAGACGGGTTTACTTACTTGTCCAGATATTGTTGGTTCAATTGGTGTTAGTCCGCCACTGTTACCGGGACTTAAGAAATATGTGTGACCAGCACTAAGTCCAACAGAAGGAGGATTTGCAAATTGACTATCGGATGACAATGCTCTACTAAAATCGCCCTTAATCTTACCATGAGTTGTGACTTCTATATAAGTATTTGAAGAGGTGTATGGACCTTGTGGTGTTCCAGAACTACTTGGCCAAGTAACACCCGAAACAATACCAAACACTTCTGCAAAGTTTTTATCATTTGCTTTGGATAGGAAATAGTCTCCCTCTGTTCCATAATCATGATTAGTTGCAATTCGAGTAGGCATACCAAAAGTAAAACCAGTAGTTGCTGTGAATCCGCCCATAGGGTGAACTCTGGTTTTAATTGAAGACAATTCTAAAGTTGAAAGATCATAATTTAAAGTACCATTAATTGAAACATCACCAGAAAATGTAGTTCCATTTGGAATAACTTCTGCCAAAGAACATCTAAAGGTTCCTGCTGCTAAATCTGGTCCAGATGTTGCCCCACCTACAGGGTCGTTTGTTGCAACAGTTCCGAGAGTGAAAACGATACCATCACCTGAAGCACCATCAAACATTTTTACATTGTTGAGTTTATTTACAATATTAGTATTGTAATGATTCACCCAGTCTAAAAATGTATCATTTCCTGTTAGGTATGGTATTGAATACGAATTGTCGTCAACATTTGCCATTCTTTTTTTCCGTTTACTCTATGTATGTTACTTTGAATTAGAATTTATGAATTATCATATTATTCATATAACGAATAGTATTATCACTTAAATCTACTTTACAGACAAGGGATATATTCTCCCTATCAACAAAAGGTCCTTCTGTATCAGTTTGTGATCCCCAATTACCACCAATAGCAACTGCTTTGTTCGCCGAAAGTACGCTTACACCATATCTATCTGCTCCACAGGATGCCGAATTTGGAACACCAGATGCATTATCAGCAAGATCGGGATCTTCCTCGCAAGTGTAGTAATCACTTTCAAGTCTCAATCCAGCAACAATTTCATTGCCTATTTCCATGTCTGAATTTGTAATTTGAATTTCATACGAACCATCTTCTGTGCTGTTATTGAGATATATCCAATGCTTTAGTCCACTTATTTCAGCAGGTTGATTGTTAACATCACCGTCCCAAGGTTGTCTTAAATCCACTAACCACCATCCGGGATTAAATCTGATAAGTTTCCCCGCAGAATTATCAATAACCGTAACCGAAGACATGTTATCAGTAGGTCCCTGATACGGGCAGTCATATGGATATAACGGACATGCTCCTCTCCATCCGGGCGCTGTAATTGTTTTACTAGAATCGTGTTGTATGGTCCCATCAGCGGCATAACCACCACCTTGACCTATTGAAGTTCCTTTCCATTCATCAGAAGGTGGGATATCTCCCCCATACCCCCCAATTGAAGTTGAACTCCAAGGGTTAAATATACTTGTTATACCAGAAGTAATCCAGTTATGATACATGTTCATAGTCAAAGTAAGTTGCATCTGAAAATGTTCTTGCATTTCATTTAATTCTGATGCCTGTAGAGAAAATCCTGGTCTGAAAGCAATGAATTGATAATTTTTTGATCTGTCTCCGAATGAACTTTCTTCAAAATCAATTTCCTGATCTTCAACTCTACTATAGTAAGGAGAAGGTCTTAAAGGCCAAGAAGTACCTTCTCCATCAGTACCACCTGCACCTTTATAAAATGGTTGAGTATTTTTTTCTGCCATATTAAACAATCTCCTGTCTAATTATTTATTCGTTACTTCCAAGAATTATTTCTAAAACAAAACTAAGTTGGTTGCCTGTCATTTGATTTAAATCAAAACTACCAGATGTTCTCTGAATTATATCTGTTTTTGTCAAATCAATAGTTTCATCATTTGTTGTTGTTGGTTTAGTCACAGAAACAATGTTATAATTGTTTCCGTCTATATCTTTCAGAGTGGTTGTATCATCATACAATTTAGGTCTCGATGTTGTAACATCTACCTTTACGGTTGTGCTGTCTACATTAGATGCAGACAACAATCTATCCTTGAATGATATTTGTGTGGTGGACGAAGATCCTCCTTTTCCTCCACCAAACCCAGAACCTATACCTGCTGTTGGATCTGTTCCTGTGGTTATTTCAGAAGCATCAAATGCCGCACCTGATTCTTTTTGTAGATTTAATTCTGTAGTTAGTTTGAGTGTATCTTCTTGTTGATCTGCAACACCACTAAATACATTTCTTGCTTTGTTTCCCTCAACATAGAATCTTCCAATTCCAAATGCATTAAATGATGAAACATTTGTCACATTTTGAACTGTTGCTTTATCAACAGAAACTCTCACTAAAGTTTTTAAAGGAAGAATTTTTGTTAGATTTTTTGTAATTCCCCTCACAGGAATACGAGTAAATTTTATTCTATCTTTCCAACCACTATAGTTGGGGAACATATCATTAAACTTGTCAACATCAAGTTCAACGTAAGTTGCATTTTTCCCGTGATTTTCTGGCTGTTCAAAACCAACAATGTATACATTTCCAGAAGAATCTGTTTCTGTCGCAAATTTTTGGTTATAAGCAGTATCTCCGCTATTGTCACCGTCACTAATAGTTGGTATATTTTGAAGTTCAGGTCTATCAGCATAATAAGAAGACATTTTTCTTTCTTCTGCTGATAAATTACTCAAATCAATCCAGGCACTTGCAATTGCACCGGAAAGATCATCACTATCTTTTTCTAATATTGCATTTATATTTTCATATCTAATGGATGAAATGTTTCTATCTTCTATAATTGAATCATAATAACTTGCATCATTCCAATCTATGGTGCATGGACATGGTCCACAATCATTCGGATAACTTTCCACATCACTACACCCATAACATTTTGATCCTGTCCCCCCAGTAACACTACTTCCAGTTTCAATATGTCGTTTGAAAACATATTTCATTTTCATTTTCTTTGCTATTTCAATACACTTATAGCATTTTGCATCTATACATTTATATAAATCTCCTGCATCATATGTAACTCCACCAATGGAGTCATAATAACCACTCTTTGTGTATAAACAACAAGTTCCACATCTTTGCTCTTGACCAGGACCACATATGTTTGTTGCCTCTGAACTGATACTTGTAGCGTTATAAAAATCTAATTTTTCTTGAGTATCTTTTGTGGGTTCAATTGGAACAAACTTTTTAGGACTTAAGAATGTATTATCGGGAAGTGCAGAAACTACAGTATATGCAATCTGATGAATACCAGAACCGCTTACATATATTTTTCCTCCCTCAAGACCTTCAGAACCCGGAATCACTTGAGGAATGACTGATCCTAATTTGTCAAGTCTATATTTTATTCCCGGAAATCCCATTATAAAAATTAAGTACTGAGTGCCACCAGAATGAATCGTATACCAAAATTGACCACCCTCAGAAGAACTTTTTGATCTCACCGATGAATCATAATATGAAGTTAAAGGTTTTCCGTCAATTGTAAATCTTGCATTTGATCCTTTTGGTACTTGAAGGACTCTATGAACTTCACTTGTTTTAATTTTTTGTGCATATGAAAGAGAACTAAGATCAGAAAGAGAATCGGTTGAGTTTTCATTAGTATCGGGTAGGACATCACGATCACTATTACTTAAAAATAAAGCAACAGGCTCATCAAGCAAATTTTTATAAACTGCTTCATCTATGAAAGATTGTCCAAATGAAATATTCATTTTTTATTCTCCATTAACTCCAACATGCCCCACCTCCAGCATCTCCATATGCAGTACAACCAGTTATTCCTAAATTTGGACTATCCGAAGCAGGAGAAAGGTAAATCATGTCACTAATATATATGTTCTCAAAATTAACTGAGTCTATGTTTTCCGACCAAGATGGATGAGCATGTGTCGGTTCACCATACTCAACCTCAATTGATCCTGCTCCGACCCCAGACCACATATCTCCGTATGTCCATCCAAAAGTTCCACCAGCAAAACTATCTAAATTACTTCCACTAAGTCCTAATGCCATCGCAGTTGGACCCGCGTAAGTATATCCACCACCTGAACAACCAAAACAAAGTTCTATACTTGAATTTGATTTCATTCTATATGGAAAATAATTTTTTAATGTAGAAGTTTCTGCTATATCAATTCCGCCTTCATAATCATCGGGAGGAACGTAGTCTTGTGAAGATTTTTCAAAAAATCCCTTTAATCCAGCAGGATGTAATGTTCCCTGCAAAGCATCATAATAAATTGGTAGTCCTGTCTTTGGATCTACAACGGAAACTCCTGCTTTGAGAACATAAGAAAAATCTTGATACCAATTGCTGTCTTGAATTTTATAAGGACCATTCAAATAACTTCCACTCATTTCATGGTTATTTGTGGGCATATCACCAAATCTACCACCATTGAGTCTCAGAATGTTTGTCTTTGGATATGATAGTTCAACATCCGGTTTATCAAATAAACTTTCAAAGAAATATTGATATGCTTCTTCTGTACTTTTTCTTTGATATAACCCTCTTCGTATATTTTTTATAAATTTACGAATATATAATCCAGTACTTGAACCATCTATATTTGCTGTTGCCCCAACAAACCATTCTGGAAATCCAGAAGCATAATTTTTAACAAATAGTTTTAAAAATTCAACAGGAGTTTCATCAATATCAATTAATCTTCTAAGTCCAACATCACTAAATGTGGTGGTGCTTAATTCATATCCACTTTTATCATATAACCAATCATAGTAAGATTGTATAAACTTTACCATATGATTACTTGGATTGTTTGATTCACTTCTATCAGTAATCCACAACGGGAACAAATCAATAACATCAACAGGTTTTTCAACAGCCTCATTTAGACTAGGTAACTCCTCACCCAAGATGAGCATCTTGTAGTGCAAGTTCTGTTCTGAATTTCTGATTATGGGAAAAAACATTTATATAAATCTCTAAACTACTGTTAAATCTTCTATATCTAATTTAAAAAATCTATTTTCTGTTATATCAAATGTATTAGATCCCACATTTGAGGAATCAACCGTTATTTCAAAATTTTCTCCAGCGAATCCAGAATTGAATTTTGCTATTCCTAAACTTGGATTGAATGAACCAACTACTCCATGATTAATCAGAACACCTTCCCCATCTTCCACGGCTTGTATCGGTTGGTATCCTTTATTGTTTATGTTCCCATTTGGTAAACATCTTAAACGTATAGGACCGGAAGCATTTATTGTAAATCCAGAATTGAAAGAATTTGAAACCAGACTTCCCTCTAAACAAGAATTATTGAAATTTATTGTTTCAACAGCACCACTTGGAATTACATCTACTTCAGTTGAACATTTAATGTTTATTGAAAAGGGACTAGCAGAAAGTGATCTATCAACACCATTAATCAATTCTGATACTTCTATTGAGTTTATAGAACGATTAAATTGGGAAATATACTCTCCTCGTAGTGTTTGAGAAATCAAACCTAGAAGTTGTTCTCTGCTCAAAGGAGTTTGTAAAGAATCAAAGTTTACACCCCCACCAATTTTTAATACAAATTCTTTCATACCAACATACTCTGGTATGATAGAAACACAAGTTTTTTGTTTAAGTAGTTCAATTGCCGATGCGATTTGTGTTGCTTCTAAAGTATCTGGTAAAGAAACAAAAACCCTACCATATCTTGGAGGATTCATTTCTTCTCCTCCCCAAATACTCACCTGTTCATCAACAGATTGAGTTCCACTAACGAATCCATTTGCTGCTAAAATCGCCTTACAGTCATCAACAGTAACTGCTCTATCTTGTCCAGCAAACCATTTTGGAGCAAAGAATCGGATCAACTCAAGATCTGGTTTATCACTTCCTCCAGAAGATAATGATAGAGTGTCAATAGCAGCGTTTCCTAAAGAACCTGATGCAATAACTCCAAAACTTCCTACTCCATTTCCACTTTCACCATCTGTTGTCAAGTAAGAAACTCTTACTGATTGATTTTCACCAACACTTACTCCCACCTGCGTTCCTGTTTCAGAACCAAAGTTTCCTCCGAAAGAAATAAAGAATCCAAGTTCACTTCTTTCCAACCAGTAAACTTTACTAAAACCGTCTAAGCCACTTTCAATATTACTTACCTTTGACCAAAGATCCCAAACACCAGAATCCTCGTCATATACTTCAACACTTATTGTGTTGATATCAATATTAGTTCCAGAAAGAAATCCTTTTTGTGTTCCTTGATCAACTGTAAGCGGTGCTTCCTTTACCAAAGAACCTTGAAAAATATCAAAAATTCCTTCTCCATCAGAATCTAAAATATATTCTTCTATGTTATAAAAAGTATAGTTTGTTCCGAAAGAGTTCTGTCCGGGAAACTTTGTATATTTGGGGACTCTATCTCCTCCCGCCCTTACCTTTATTCTTGCTCTAGAAGATGTTCTTCCGGGAACAACATACCCCAAAGGTTTTACCAAAGATATAAGAGATTCTTCTCTCTGTGCAGTATCAAGAAACATTTCATTCGCAACCATATTTGAATAGTAACCATAATATAAAGTGTTATATGCAAGAACGTCTAAAATAACATTCAATGCAGAACCCTCATAATCGAAATCTGAAAGAGTATCTTGTTGTTTTAGATAATTCTTTATGTCATTTTTGATTGTATCATAATCAAGACTTCCTAATTGTATATTAGATTTTTCCATTTTATCTTACCTTCGTTAGAGATACCGTAAAAGTTTCTTTTGATACGTCTTCATATGAACTTGTTAAAATTACATAATTTATATCAATACTAAGTTCATTACTATCAATATACTCTTCATTAAACACTACGTTTTCAAGAAGAGCCCTTGGTTCATATGTACTGAATTGAGCAGCAATAGTTTTTTCCATCATTGCTATTTCAATTGGACTTAAATTTTCAAATAAAAGATCATGAATACCTACCCCAAAATTGGGATCAAATCTCTTTTCTCCCTTTCTTGTCATAATAATGTTGATGACAGATTGCTGTACAGCACTTCTATCTTTTTTAACTGACACATCTGAGGTAAAATCATTTTTGTTGAAGTCTATATCAACGTCTGAATATTTGCTTTTTGATGCCATATACTTCTTTTCCTTTAAAGTATATATGTAACCAACCGAACAAGCCTAACTAAAAAGTAGAAGTAGAATTATCTAAATTAAGAATCATCATCTCTATAATCAACATCCACCTCTTCGGAATTGGCATCATAGTTAACACTATCTCTCGATAGACTTAAAAGACACCGATGAGACCTAATCCCAACACTATGCTCAACTGCGGTAACTAACCATTTTCCTGTGTAGTTTTTATTTTCATTTTCTGGTGAAGAATTCTCAAAATGAGGATCATTTATTTTAATAATCGTTCCTGGCTTTAAAGTTAAGTCACCATTCAAAGCGATCACTGCACTTTGAGATCCCAGCAATCTCATCTGAGCGTTTCTCCACAAAGGAGTTTTATATGGAGTGTCCCAATATGTTGCATATGTTCTTGTATATTCAAGATAGTCTTTGAATTTGTTTCCTTCCCAACCTTCCGCATACAGTCCTTCATTACCTTCTGCATATACTCGTTCACAACAACTACTAGGATGATCTTGATTGTCCCATATACAACCTATCCATTTTTCACCATCTTCACCCACAGATGAAAGTGCATCTGATACTAAATCACATTCTTTTAGTGATTTGGGTAGGTTTTTAATCTCTTCATCTGTGGGTTCTCTTAATGTTTCTTGAACATCGTCAACGGTGTCGGGACCACCCTCACCTTCAGGATCAGAATAACTATAGATTCGTGCTGCTTCCATAATAGAATCTGGTTTTAACTCTTGATGAGGACAATTGCAATATGGATCGTCTTCTGGACAATCAAAATTTTCTACAGGCCCGTTTGGATTTGCACATGGATATTTTTCTGCAATGTTCGAATCTCTACCAGCAAAACCATGTCCGATTTTTGCTTCCATATAATCGGTGTTCGCCCAGATTTTTAATTTTGCTAAAAATTCATTTTCCATTTAATTTCTCTCCTAGTATGTATCAACCGCAATCAACTGGATTTCCTTGATAAACTTCATTGTATAGATCTTGACAATAATTGTAGCAATTCCCTTGATGTTCTTCACATAAAGTTTTCAGAGATACTTGATGTTGTGCAATAATTCCATACTGTTCAATATAATTCAACGCATCCAACCAATAATCACAATCACCTCCCCAAGTACCCAACATAACCCATCTTATATAATCTGCGCCGATATTTGCATCTCCACAACTAACATGATCTGCCTGTGGTGCATATCCAACGAAGAAACAGGAATCTTCGCACGGTTCTGACCAGTCACCGGGGGCACCGCATCCGGGCCCAGTTTCTGGATATGCAACACATGTGCAACATGTTGTATCACATTCTCCTTCATCATAATAACATACATTAAATGAATTGTTTGCCCGCGCACACACTGTGTTATCTCCGTTCCATGTTCCATCGCGGTATTCTTCACAACCTTTTTGTGTTATTTGATAATCTATACAACCATTTCGTATCTCCCAGAACTCTTCAACTCCACAGGTTCCCCATGATTGCTGTTCTGAAGGCGTACCACAACATGCTCCATATGCACATGCTTCTTTACAACTCTGTCCTTCAAACCACTCGGAATCAAACGGACTATCGTTATAAGGATTACTATCGTTATCATCAAAACTACCAGTATAGTTTTCACACCATGCCTCTGTTACGTTATCAATACAATCAACATGGCAACATGCTCCAATAGGATCAAGTGAACCGCCGCATCCTTGGAAATATTGTCCAGAGGATCCTATACACATTCCTCCGTACTCTCCATAGCCAGCGGTCGGAGCGCATATAACTTCTTCACAACTAGCACCATGTCTAAACACGGTACGAATTCTAGTATCCCCTTCTGGTTCGCCGAACCAGTCATCATCGCCAGGATCTGTATCCTCCGTTGATTTAAGGAAACACTCATAATCTGAAGAATTAAAACAACTTGAACCCTCATATTCCCAATATGCATCCCAACCTGATCCGTACCGTTGTGCCACATTAGTGCAACAGGAACCATACACATAAGGTCTCCAATAGAACCATCCAGCATTTTCTGCGTCTTCCTCGGAGTTGAAATTTCTAAGATCCCACGTTCCACCAGGTCCGGGAATTTCACCACCATTTGTTGCAAGTGCAGCACATTCTACTTTTGTTATTCCCTCAACAAGTGTTGAGTTATTTCTTAAATAATGTTCCCATTGTAGATCCGTATCCCCTTCTGATTCTAGTGGTTCAAATAAATCTTGAAGACGCTTCGCTTGCCCCGGATACCGCCCCTCAAAGCCTATTTGTGGCTCTGACCAATAATCCTGTTGATAATGATATTCGGGAACTGAAGAATAACTTCTTCTTTCCCACCAGTTGGAAATAAAGTAACTATTCTCATCTGAATAATCAAACTCTCCCCTTCGGTTGTCACCAATGAGAGATCTCTGACAAGATCCAAGATCTGTGCATTTATAGTAACAATTTCCCTCTCTTGGAGGATCACACGGTCCACTTGGATAATCAGCACCAAAGTCCTCACATTTTTTCAAACATGATTTATTTGGATCTGGATCATGTGAAACATACCCCCCATAAGGACATGATAACATACTAAATAATTCCCGAGTCCTCGTTTCGCAAAGCCCGGGATCAGGATTTTCGCCGTCAGTAACGTACCACAGTTCTGGCACCAATGTTAATGGTGCTTCATAATAATTTTTAAATCTTGCCCTAAATCCAAAATCACTAAATCTACTCGTATATACTTGACCTGGACCATATCTCTTTAAGATTTTGTTGTTGTAGTTATGAGACTGCGAATATGAGCCCTCCGAGGACGAAAAATTCCACCATGTATGGGTGCTTGGACCTCGGAAGAAATAATTACCCTGCAATTGAATTCTAGGAATTGCAGCACCAAACTCTGAGGCATAACCACCGTTTAACTCCCACCAATCGGCGGCGTCGTCGTAACAATCTCCATATTCGTTTAACCAACCCTGATTAAAGGCAGTCTGCCAACCAAAATTTCCACCATCCTCAACATATGCATCAGAAGCATTTGTCATCATTCTCATGCCTTGCCATCTTCCTCCCCGTTCTGCACATTCCCAAGGATTTAGATTTTCACATCCACCACTAGGAAGACAACAAGCAGAATCCAAGTGTTCAAGGCATGGATTATTTTTATAAGCAAGTCTCATACTACTACCATCACCGATCCAAGGACCTTTATAATCCCAGAATCTAGGTCCATGTGTATCTTCATCATACTCTTCAAACCATTCTGGATCTTGACCATCTTTGTTCAAGAAATCCTGGCAAATGAAAGTCCAAAAATCATTATTTGCTGCGTGTTTTCTTCTCTCTTTAGGAGTAAGACCTGGATTCTCTGGATCGTTTCCATAGAAATTAGTAGGATTTTCTTTTGCAAATTTTGAAATTTGTTCCGCTCCAGTGTCCCCTGCATTTTCAAAAAATTCATATAGATTTTCTTCTTGATATAATCTTTCATTCCCATCATAGTCTAATTCGTTTGTAAACATATTATCTGGGAAATTTGTTGCAGTACCAAGGGAACTAGGATCATAAGAAACAATAACTGCACCATCTCCATGTTTCTTATAAACAACGCTACAAGCATTCTGAATAATATTATCAACTATAGGATCTTCTAATATGAACGAAGGCCAAATGTCGTTTCCCATCGGTTCATCATAAACAGTAGCAGCAGGGCCCATATCTGAATGAAAAGGTGCCTCTATAACTCTTCTATATTTCAATAATTTATTGGAGTAATTAGCCGTTGATGAGTTCCAACCATAAGCACTCCAATTATACCAGACACCGTAATCGTCTGGTACACTACCATTAATTAGATTAATCCAATTCCAAGACAAGGTGGATAGACATCTTCCACGGGCGCAAATATACAAATCGTCTGGACCACACTCATTTTGCGTGTCATAGTACCACTGGGAATAAGAACATTCACATTCATTATCACAATTTTCCTGTCCATAACCTATACAATAACCATGAAAGCATGTTTCTGTTCTCGATTCTGAATTCTGATGATATCCGGGGCAGTCTTGGTTTACTACACATTCATCCCCCCACCCATCAGAATTGAACTGGAAATAATCATAGTCAAAAATCCCACCAAAAGATTGCCAATTTCCTCCGACTAAAGATTTCCCTCCATTTCTTGTTATTGGAAAAAGAGGATCCCCTCCGCTCATGGACGTAACCGAAAGAGGCTTTCCTTCCTTTGTGGTATTTGGTCCTTTAGTTTTTTGACAACTTAAAAATGTAGGGTAGTCTCTTGCAAGAAAATTAAAGTAAGAAGACAAATAACTTCTTCTATCATCATCATTAAACTCAACGTCAGTCCAGGGCGAAGCATCTCCATAGAACCAATTATCAGTCCAAAACCAGTCGCTCCAGAAACTTTTGTTACCACCCCACCAAAAATAAGGATGAGTTCCAAGATAATCATAATTTGGCCATTGTTTTCCTATTCCGACGTTACTAACAAGTGCCATCTCTTCTTCTCTTCTTGCGTGAGTTCCGACAGACGAATCATAGTATGGTGTGCCTCCGTGACCTGGAAGGGGATCTGTAAGCCAGTACCCACCGGGAGCAATAGGAGACCACTCTTCATCATAATCAAAAAACACCGAAAAAGAAGGTCCATTAAAAGATCTATGTCTATCTTTAAATTGTGTATTTAAGTGCGAGTTCATGTCGAACCGCCAGTAATAGTATGTGTAGGAATAATACGCCTCCGTCATATAGTGATATCTTCTATATGGTGCTTCATAAATCGGACCGTATGTAGGATCATTTTCTCCTTGTCCAGACACATCTGAACCATAAAACGGAAGATACCCCCATTGAGAGGGTGATCTCATTCTTCTATTATTCCAATCGTGTTGATTTGGATGGAAGTTCACACTATCACTTCTACCACACCAAGTTTCTTTTAATGTTTGGTAAATACTACCTTCAAAATAAGGAGTATCATCAGGTATTTGAGAACACAATCCTTCATAGAAAGGAACAAGAACACCACCACTTTCTTCAAATTCTTCGTCGCTCATTGAGCAATATGTTGCAAATTGATATAGAAGTTCTTCTACACCGGACTCATCCACATAGTCTCCTCCATGAAAAGAGGTATTTGGATCTTCTGCATAGAACTGTTTGATAATACTATCAATGCTCGAGTCGTCGCCTGTTAGTTGGGGTATAAATGAAGTTCCAGAATTTGGGGAGGGAGTTGGTTCCTGCATTCCTTTGGTTGGATCGGTATCTTCATGTGTTAACCAAGATCCACAACTTTTAGGAAAAGAAGAATTTTTAATCCAATATTTGCTTCCTTGATAGTCCGCCATGAATCCTGCTTGCTTGCGTCCTTCATCAATAATATCTTTGGAAGAATACAATACTACTAATTTGCCTCCAGAATTTACCCATTGTCTTATCCACTCCCAATTTTCGTAATTTTCTCCGGGATCTGGTGGTATGGTAACGATTGCATCGGTGCTGTCCTGTGAACAATTCCAACACTCTGTCTCTCTGGGGGTATTGTTTAAAGCGGGGTTGACCCCAGCGGCTATCGCATCATTTCGGGGCGAGCAACCAAATCCGATTGTATTTTGATTACATATTTCTTCGGGTAGTCCCAATTCTGAACAAACATTTTCCCAATGAGCATCCTGATACAAAGGAAAATCAATAATGTCACATGGAGAAATTGGCCTAGTTGCACGGGAATGATAAGTTGATCCGGGCCCCGAATGCTCACCCCATCTGAGAATCCAATTCTCCTCCAGTGGGTACAATAAATTATTACGTCTACCATCACCTACACATCTTTTGGAATTTGATCCGTCATGATATCCTTGATAAAATGTTCCAATTGATCCCACGAAAGCAAGTTTGTGTGCATAGATGTTTCTTTCGGTACAATGCATACTACAATTTCCTTGGGGATATAGAGGACCATCAAATTTATGAATCCACCTATCAAAGAATTGAGGAGAGAATGGAAGATAACCAAAAGGAGAAATAGTTTCATAATACCAAGTTGGAACATTATAATTATGAACACCAGCAGCATGATTTGAATCGCACGGAAAAAGTTTCTTTATGCCTGGTTCTCTTTGTCCTCTATCAATATGAATCAATTCGTATGGAGATATTCCATCAAAACCACATGTATTTGACCAACTATTCTGAAAAGCCCAAACATATTCACTATTAAATGTAACATCCTCTCCACCATTTGGTAAATCATAATTAACATAATGATGATAGGGGAATACTGGCATTGGAGAATCGTAGGCCTCGTTGGTTGGCCAGTCTTTGAAATTATAAATGAAGGGATTTATACCTCCGTTATCATATACTTCCCTATACCCTGTCATAAACCAATCGTTGTTTGGAGCCCATTGTCCAGTATCCCATTTTGTATCAAATAACCACTCATATGGTCTATATTGTCTTACCCATACATTTCTTGCTGCTGGATTTCTATACCGATAAATTTCGTTCATATGATCATAATAATATTCCCCCTCCGGTGGATTAAGAAATTCCCCCCCGCTGCTGTGATTTGGAAACCAATCCTCGTCTGGAGCCATTCCTCGATTGCGTGTGCTAAATGGATTCCATACTCCCATTTGGGCATCCGACCCCGACTGGGCCTCAGAGTCTCTGGCAAACGCATGTTGTAAAAGATGCAAAGCAGGAACAACAGCACCATCTCCCCAACGACCGGTCCAACCCAATTCTTGCATTTCAAACCAAGGAGATGCATGACCATTTTTAAGTGTTCTTGACCACCTATCCATACAGGGGTGTCCGATCTTTAGATGATTTCCATAAATTCCATAGTCACGAAAAGCGCCTGGGCCCATAGCCTCAGAAAACTCTTCGTTTTCTCCATGTGAATACATTGGTTTCATTTCACCAGCATCTAGATATGAAAGGTATTGGAATGTGGGAAAATTATTTCCTTGTTTTCTTGCAGAAGTTCTTCCAATTGCACAAACTGGACAATTTATAGATCCACCCGCAACAACACTACGAGTATCTTCATATTGATACTCTTCAAGATCACATACATTACTAGAGCAACCACAGCAACATGGTCTAAATGATCTCATAATTCAACCTTTCATCAACAACCACACAATCCATCATGTGCATTCTGTACATCAAAGAAAAATATTTCTTCAGGAATATTTATGTTCTCCTGAGTAGTTGTTTCTCCGTTCTCATTTTCAACTTCTTCAAATCTCGGTGATGGTTTTATCGTTTCTAATATATTTCCAGGCATTCTATACATTTGAACTAGATGGTTGTGATAATATACATCTGCTCTGTCTTCTCTAGCATTTTCACCAAAGTCACATGGACCAGGATCGTTTATACGGAAATAACCACCAACCGGCATTACCTGATATCCCTCTGGATAATCATTGAAATCTTCGTCTGCAACATTCACACCAGGTCCTACAAAAATATCATCAGCATCATCCGAATTGAATAATTCATTTATATTAAATGCTGGATTCGTCCATTCAACAACTGTCGGATCATCTGGACCAGGATCTTCTGGAAGATCTTCTCTATATGTGCCGCTCAATCCGTCTCTTACTTCAACCACCTGCATCGGAGCATCTGGAGATTGTTCCTCATCAATAAGAGTTACTAATTCTGGTCCTTCCATCTCCTCTATTGCTTCTTTCGGCCACACTTCAACTTCTTTCCAACTATATTCAAAAATTCCACCTCTGTCATTATCTTGAACTAATTTTGCATCGGTGATTACAGCAAGGAATTGATATTTGTTTACTTCGGGCTTATCACAACAAATTGAGTGCTTGTAAACATTCCACTTCTCTTTTAAGTTTCTCTTGTCAAGATAATTTTTATAATCTTGTTTTAATCTTTCTTTGACATTCTTTTCAATTGTATATTTTATTTTTCCCTTAAGTGGAGTAATATCATACATTGTCTGCCACATAATATCATTTGATTTTCCATATTTACCATCTGAATATAAACTTCCCATGTAATCATATGGAACATTTCTATAGTCATTATATGGTGATGAGAAATATCCATATAACGGAGATGCATGAGTTTTTCTTGAACTAATAAGTGAATTGGAGTCGTCATCCTCGGACGGTATATAAACTGAAGTATTGGTATCATCTGGAAGAAGTTTATATTGTTCAATACTCAGAGTATGATCTCTATGATAATCCCAATCAATTATTTCTCTTTTTCCATATGAAGTATATCTAAATTGAGGATCTTGATGGGAAGTAGCAAAGTCCAAATAATTAAAATATGGATCATCATAGTATGGTTTTATCATTTCATAATATGCGGAGTAGGCGCCCCCCTCCCAAAATCCTAAATGATCCCAGTCTCTAAAATCAATAAGAGACAATATTCTTGGATCCCCATGTTCCCATTTTTCATCATCAATATTAACATCACTAATAGTATAATTTCTAATACTATCTTCATCATCTTCGCTGTCTTTTATTATTTTATTGATTGATTTATAATTCCATCTATCAATATCTCTATAGAAAACATAATTAAATCCCTCTTCATCTTCGGTTACAGAATTTTCTGTAAGGTTGTTAATCATTTGTAATAAAGTTTGATTACCTACATCCTTGCCCCAAGGATATAGGTTGTTATTTTTTCTTAACCAAATAACATTTTTCGTTCCTTCAATTTCCATTTCTTTTGTAGAATCAGATAAATCTATATTAGTATCAGCATCGTTCTCCGTAATGAATACGCTTCCTGAAAAATACTCTTCTGCGAATTCGTTTATAAGACCTTTGGGTTCCTCCGTTATTGTTTCGTCCTCTTTAAAAATAGGAACACCCCAAGTTTCATCCTCGTTCGTTGCTATCTTACGAAAAGTTGGTGGTGCTATCAGTCCTTCGTCCACCTCTTCAACTGACCAATTCTCACGATTTAGAATATAACTTTCACATGAAATTAATTCTAACTGCCAACCTTCATCTGCTTTTCTATTCTTCCCTCCTAGAGCCTCAGACGCAACATCACCAATTCTTCTAACATTCTCCACGCACATTTGTATAGTTTTTTTAGAATCTTCTATCTTGGGATTTTCGAGTACAATTGTTACCTTTTCATAACCAGAAAGAGAAAAACTCTCTCCAATTCTACCCACTTCTTTTATTTTTAATACACCAGTCATTCCCGGAAAAAAAATACTAGAACCAAAAACTAAGTTTGTGAAGATTGGATCTGCTTCATCAAGATCTTCTGGATTTGGAAAAATTTGAAGAAAACCATCACCATTTATTTTTTCAATGGTGATTTCTGTTATTTTAATATCATATCTTTCAACCATAATATATTCTCACTTTAATAGTTTCTTTTAATTATTTTGGTTGTTCCTCTGGGAGTTCCTGAACCAAACAGTGTTGAAATCTCGCTCATTAAAATACCAAGAAGATCCGGTGATAAAATATTTATTGTTCTGTTTAAATCATTTGTTTTTATGACATCATCAAATTTAGTTATTGTTTTGATTGAACTGGGCAAAGAATCTGTTACATAATTATACAGTATTGTCCCAGACATACCACAAATGTTTCCAAGAGAGAAGAAGTCTCCACTGGGACCATCATGATAAGCAGCATAGGGATTAACATTTGCCGATTCGTACTCAAATTTCACAACACTATCTTTGATTGTTGTTGCTTTTTGCACTACCGCAAATGTACTTCCAACAGTCACACACAATTCCCCCCATCCTCCTCCATGAACAAGAGAGCCAGTAGGTCCTGTGATCTCAACACAAGTTGTAGCACCAAAATATGGTTTATAGCAACCAGTTTGCCCAAACCCTTCTATTAAATAATACGATCCACTACTTCCACTTGATGTTATTCCTTTTCGGAAGATATAGATTTCATCAGCGCCTCTAATCGTACCTTTTTGTTTTTTTACATCAATCTTATGCAGAATACGATCATAATTATCAACCACACCATAAACATTCATATCAAGACTTGAAGTGTGATCTCCATCGGAATCGGTTGCAGTGACATCTCGTTTTACAATTATATCTTCTTTTTGTATATCAATGTCTTCAAAAATATAGTAACTATTACCCGATAGAAAATTCTCAAATAATCTATCCATATCGTTAGCAGATTTTGGCCACTCATTTCGGTAATCAATGATATTGTTTGCTAATAAAATTAACCACCAATAGTTAGGACTATCATAAAACTTTATTGATACCTGATCAGGACTCTCACCCTCAACCACAGTGTATTGAATAAAATTTTCAGGATTGTTTAAAGTTTCTTGTGTAAACGAAACCCTGCGAAACACATCCTGCATTTCCATGTTATAATTATTCAAAAAATCATATTGTATTTTAGGCATATTTTCAAAATACATGTTAGAATCCTATACTAAAGATCACCACCGAGATTACCACCATAGAAACCGTTATTACCAACATTATTTAAAACCTTACTTCTATTTGCAATTCTATTTCCAACATTGATATTGGGTTCAAGTTCAACAAAATTCACAGATAAATTTGTTATTGCAGGCCATGGTCCATCTCCACTTCCAAGAACCCAAGGAGACCCCGCCCCTGTTCTTGGTTGAACACTAACACTTTGCAACAAACATATCTGAGGATACATCGTCCATCTGTTTTTGGGTCCACCACCACTATAATCAAATGTTGAGATAAACCACATGGGTGGATGTAAAACTCTAGATGCTCCGAAATTATTTTCTACATTTCTAATTGGATATAAAAGAGTTTGAAAGGCATTACATATGGTAGCAACTCTAAAAGCATCATCTACAGTCTTAGGAATAAGTTGCCATGAATATGTAAAGTTTCTAAAATTAACTCCCGAGAAAACCTGATCTCTCAAGTCCATAGGCATTTCACGATTTTGAAACCCAAAAGCATCTTTTGCCGATTTTGCAAGGGCTTCTATTAGGGCTGTTGGAACATTTTCTAAGGCACCCTCAACTCCAGTATCCATATAATCTGCAACAATCTTTGAGACGCCTGCACTGGTCGATCTCCCCTCGGCTATCATTGCGTTTGTTACATCAAATAAACCACCCCTACCAAACACGGTTCCAGAAGCATAATTTGCACTATTTGCATTTGTAATCTCAACAGGAAGAGGTAAAGAAACAGTTGCATAATTATTACTGCTTCCGGGATCCGCAGCATTATCTCTCATTTGTGTTTTTTGTTCATATGGAACAGCAGTCATCTGAAGCCACAAAGGAACATTTGAATTTGCTTCTAGTGAATTGGGAGCAGGATAACACAAGGTTCTCCAATTGCTCCATTGTCCTTGTTGTCCAATTGCCATATTTCTATCTCCGAGTGTGTTTACTATATGTATGATAAAAATACATAATAGTATGGCATACAAGACAAAATATAAAGCAGAAAATCCAACCAAGTATATTGGGGATCCCACAAAAATAATCTGTAGATCTTTGTGGGAAAGAAGAGTTTGTAAATACCTAGATCATAATTGTAATGTGATTAGGTGGGGCAGCGAAGAACTTATAGTTCCATATTATTCTCCAGTGGATAAAAAGATCCACAGATACTATCCTGATTTCATTGCAGAAATAAAAAACAACTCTGGAGAAGTTAAAACATATGTCATAGAAGTAAAACCTAAAAAACAAACAAAACCACCCAAGAAAGCAAAAAAACAAACAAAATCATATCTAAATGAATGTATGACATACACAATAAACGAAGCAAAGTGGAAATCCGCAAAAAAGATGTGTGATAAAGAAGGATGGAAGTTCATAATCTTAACAGAAGACACTATTTTACCATAAAATTATTTTTTCTAGTATAAATAAATTAGAAGAAGGATACAAAAATGGCAATCATAGGTCCAGAATCAAATTCAATTGACAACTTCAAGGGAACCTTTCTATCAGGAGTGGGGTTATCCAAACCCACTAGATTTGCAGTAGATTTTACTCCTATAGCAAATCAAGTTACAAATAGAAACTTAAGTAATCTTGTAGGAATTTTTCAACCAGAAGCAGTTTCATTTCCAGGCAGAAGTTTAATATCAATCGGTGAGCATTTTTTCTCTGCTATGAGAAAAATACCATCCGGTCAACAGTTTGATGGAACAGTTACCATGAGTTTCCCTGTATCAGAAAAACAAAGAGAAAGATCTTTCTTTGAAGCATGGATGGACTCATACGTTGATCCCCACACAGGATTCGCTGATGGTAGAGATTCTTCATTAAGAGGAAGGGAAGAAGGATATCAGTTTGTTCTTTATACTCTTGATGCACAATCAAATCCTACATCGAAATACTTCTTTTATGGAGCATTCCCATCAAGTATAACTCCGTCAAACTTTGGTGCAGGAATGATAAATGACTATACTCGCCTTCAGGTTTTGTTTGATTATAGAAAATACGAATTCGAATCAGAAGAGTATATAAGTAGATCAGGATCATACACATTATAGAATAAAGGAAATATATTATGAATCGTTTATCTGAACTCCTAACGGCAAACATACCAAAGTATGATATAACCATTCCCTCCACCGGGGAAAAAACAAAATTTAGACCTTTTCTGGTAAAGGAAGAAAAGGTTTTACTTGTGGCACAAAATACAGGAAGCACCACTGAGGTATTAAATTCAATACAAAGAATTATAGAATATTGTGTTGATGGTGTTCGTGATGCAAGTTCTCTTCCTCTGTTTGATCTTGAATATTTGTTCATAAAATTAAGATCAAAATCAATTGGAGAGTTAGCAAATCCTATCATAAAATGTCCTATCACCGAAGAAGAAATCCAATTAGAAGTTAATTTAAATGAAATAGAATTAAAAGGAACACCCCAAAAAGAAAATAAGATAAAAATAAGCGACGATATTATTTTGAAAATGAAATACCCCACACTAAAAACAATATTAGATCAAGATTATGAGGTTGATTTCCAAGATCCTGAATCATTTTATAATCTAGCAATAAGATGCATTGATAAAATAATAACCAAAGAAGAAACCATTAATGTGGATCAACTTCCAATTGTTGAAGTAGAAGAATTTGTTGACAACATGACAAAAAGTCAATTTGAAAAAATACTCAATTTCTTTGTGAATATACCAAAATTGGAAAAATCAATCAACTATGTTACCTCTGATGGTGTAGAGAGGGAGGTGCTGCTGAGTGGTCTATCGGATTTTTTCGGCTAGGGCTTAGTCACCTAAGCCTGAAAGACTACTTTGTTGTTAACTTCCAACTAATTCATATACACAATTATAATTTATCTGAATTGGAGAACATGATTCCTTGGGAAAGAGATATATATTTAAGCCAGGTAATCGCTTTCATAAAAAATGAAAATGAAAAAATCAAACTTTCACAAATGCAATCAAAAAATAGATCAAGGTATGGATAAGAAATGAAAAAGAATAAAGAAAATCTTCTCAAAAAGATGTTGAAGTCTGAAAATGGTGTTAAATTTTTGAACTTCAAAGATAAACCAAATCTCTATTCTAAAATTTTAACTATTCCCGAGGTTCGGCACAATCAGGATACCAAAAACGATAACAACGATGAATCTATGGTTTCCATCAAAAAATTATCTGATAAACTTGATGATTTCATAAGAACAAATCCGCAAAAAATAATGAAAATGATGAAAGTGGAAAATCTATTAAAGAATCAAAACAAAAATAACTACATTACAAATACTGTAAATAGATCATCTTTTATAAAAAATTATACGAAGGACATTTCAAACAAATCCTTTTTGATTAATAAAACTAATGATATTGTAAACAAGTCCTTTTTGATTGATAAAACTAATAAGATAAACCACAACACAACAAATAACCAAGAACAAATAGAAAATTCTATGAAGAATATGAATTATGAGTTATTAACAAAGAATATAACCAATGTAATAAACAAAAATAAAAACACAGTAAAAATACCAATGTTCCATAATGGAGGAACAGTGTTGGAAGAACAACCAGCATTAGTTGGTGGTGCAACTGATGATAGTGGTAAATTAGAACCAGAAATTATTGCACCTCAATCAAATATTATGGAAATGTTAGAGGGTCTTGGTTCAAATATCATAACATCTATTCAGGGATTTTTAGGTCTAGAACCAACAAAACAAAATCCATCAGCAATTGCAAGTGAGGCTATGGGAGAAAATTCTAATCTCAAAGAACAGAATTTGAAGTCTCCTGCTCCGGCCCCGGTTCCCACAAATCCAGTTACTCCCCCACCAAACCCAAACAACAATGGTGGTTCAGTAAATCGTGGTTCTTCTTCTACAATTGGTTCTGGTAAATCTTTCCTTCGCTCAACTGGAAACTTGCCTGCTTGGAGAACAACTTTAGGATAAAAAAAGGAGTCCCGAAGGACTCCTTTTTCCACAAGAATTGGGTGACTCAGATCACTCGTTCGCCAACTTTTCAAAATATGATAGAGCGTCTGTATCTTCTTGTGTGTCCTCAACATTACGAGTTGAAGGAGAATCGTCTTCGGTGAAACTTGTGCTTTCCGCAGTAGAAGTTTCTACCACCTCTGTCTGACGAATATCAGAACCAATAACTTCATGTAGTTTCTTCTTTAGTTCATCATACGTCTTGAACGTGGATGGATCGGTAAATTCAGAAAGAGGATATTCTGTCTTCCACAGTTCCTCCAACTTCTGATCATCACCATCAAACACTTGTGAAGGTGAATCAAACTCTGATTTATCATAGTTGATGTATCCTGCAACCTTGCGAACCTTCAACTTGAAGTTTGCACCCTTCCAAAAATCAAATGGGTTGATTGGATCTTCATCAGCAAATTCTGGTTGCATTGCTTCCTGAATCTTATCAAAGATCTTCTTGCCAAACTTATAAAGGAATACCTTACCTTCGTTCTGTGGGTTTGCTGGATCGCTTACCACAAGAATGTTAGAAGTGTAGTGCAAACGACGTTTACGCTCGCGTGCGATATCCTTGTCTCGTTCAACGCCGCTGTTCCAAAGTTCGGTGTTCATCTCTGAAACAGGATCCTTCTGTCCAATGGTTGTTAGGCTCTTCTCAATATACCAACCACCCTTACCTTTGAAACCGTGTGAGTAATACTTCGCCCAAGGAAGATCCTCACCATCAACGGCAGGAAGAAACCGAATAACAGCATAACCGTTACTGGACTTGTCCAACTCTGGACGCCAGAAACGGTCATCTTTATACGAATCCTTCTTGTTTAGTTGCTCAATCTTCTTGGTAAGATCACCAATGCTGGACTGAGATCGCTTCTTAAAATCTGAAAATGACATATGTTGTCTCCTTATTTCTCACGGTACTCCCGTGTTCTAGTCATCGGTAGGACCTCCCTACCACTTAACTATGTATACTCATTATACTGATATTTACAGCCAATGCAAACATTAAACTGGTAATTGGGAAGAATTCTTTGGAAGTATATTCAAACTCATTCCCTCTTGTTCTATTTTTTCAACTATAGGCTTTGGTAGTATCTTTGCAATCATCAGAGGCTCTATTTCATATTTATCACACACAGCCAGAGTGGCGTCTATATAACTCTGATCGTTTTTAGAAGCATGTTGCTCCACTTCTTTAATGAAGGTATCACTGTCTTCTTTACTAAACAACATATAGATCTCCTGATTTGAATAATTAAGTATAAGATTTGTTATATATAATATGACAGATTGCATTAAAGATCAATCATTTTCCTTGGAGAATTTCAAAAATGGCCGACCAAGATAGAAATATTAATATACAGATTAGCGGAGATACCGCAAACATGGCAACTGACTATGGTCTTTCCGGTGTCAGTTTGGATGATGCTCATGTAAGTCTTTCAAAACTTGTTTGGGGAGATCACACAGAGGGTAATAGAGTAACTTTAAGTCAAGGACTTCCAGTTCAATTTGCAGGACAAACGGGCGCAATTGAAATTCGCGGTAAAATTGGCGGTGAAACCAACGATAAAGTTCAAATCTCAAACTTCCTAGATTCAGGTGGCACCGGTCCAGTAGGATATAATGAAGTGGGACAAGGACACGCAATACAATACTTTGCGGTTTCAGGAAACACAAGTGGTAAAGGATATGGTTCTTTCATTGGAGTCACCGGAACGGTTCAGGGGATGGTAAATGGAGTTCCAGTAGAAGTCACTGGTGGTTTAAATATAGAAAATGCAATGGCATGGAATAGAGGAAATGGTAATTCAGCCGAAGGTGTTATCATTCAAGGTGGTGCCGCAGGAGCAACAGCAACTGTTGCTGGTGAAATATATCCCGGTTATGGGTTCGGTGTTCCGATTGCAATCACTGGTGGACGAAGACTTGGTATTGCTGATGTGGTTACTGTGACGGGTTCTGTCCAAGCAGACGGAGGCAGGGAACTGTCCTCTGCAACTGATTCTATTCGGATTTATGGCTATGATGGTGATCAACATGTTAGATCAACCCTTCACTCTGGAGCGGGCGGAGTAACAGCAGGATTTTCTGGTGACGCACTTAAAGTTGCCATTGTGAATGCAGCCGAAGGTATTACTT